AGGCGCCTGAGCCGAAGTACGGGCAGGGACACCAGAAGCCTCAGTGGGTGCGCCGCGACGTGGCGGGCGAGGAGTGGGGCGGTAAGAACGTCCTCGGCGAGGTTCCGTTCGGTGAGCTCGCGAACCGGCCGCGGATGCTGAAGCCGGGCGCTTCGGAGTTGCGGTCGGTCACGGGGATCCAGGACCGGATCAACAAGACGATCGCGGACCGGATGATGACGCAGGAGTTCGCAGCGTTCCCGCAGAAATGGGTCACCGGGATGGAGATCCCGGTCGACGAGAACGGTCAGGACATCGAGCCGTTCGACGTCGCCGTCAACAAGATCCTCATTGCGGAGGAGGGCGGCGCCAAGTTCGGCCAGTTCGCTGCCGCGGACCTCTCCGGTTACCTGAAGGGCAAGGAAGCCGACGTCCACGACATTGCGGCGATCACGTCGACACCTCCGCACTATCTCCTCGGCAGCATGATCAACCTGAGCGCGGAGGCACTGAAGGCAGCCGAGGCGGGCCTGATCCACAAGATCTATCAGCGTCGCCGGTTCCTCGAGGAAGGCCTGGAGCGAACGATGCGGCTGGCCGGGTTCGCCTCGTCGCAGGCCCGCATCGTGTGGAAGAGCCCGGAGTGGCGCACTGAGGGCGAACTCGTCGACGCCCTGGTCAAGATGTCGACGCTCGGGGTGCCGCGGGAGGTGCTGTGGGAGCGCTGGGGTGCTACGCCGCAGGAGATCGAGCGCTGGCGCCAGCTCAACGAGGACGCCCTCGACCGGGCCATGGGCGGCGACTTGGCAGCCGAGTACGGGCCTAAGCCACCCGCGTTCGAGCTGCCCGTCGACGCGATCCCCGCGGAGTAGGCCGTGGCGACGGCTCGGCAGATCGCACTGCGCCACTACCGCCGCCAGCAGCGATACACCCGCAAGGCCGCCAACCAGGTGCAGGAGCTTTGGCGCCTGCTCGACATTGGCGACCTGACGGGCTCCTGGAATGCCGGGATCGGCCGCCGTATGGCCGATGCTGTCGCCGCCGGGCAGTTGGCGTCTGCTGGGCTCGCCGACGACTACGTCGATGAGGTCGCGGACGCCGAGGGCGCCGATCCGGTGCGTGCGGGCAGCGTTCGACCGTCAGCCTTCTCCGGGCTTGCGGCGGACGGGCGTGGTCTGGATTCGCTGATGTACCTGTCGGTGATCACCACGAAGCAGGGCATCGGTCACGGTCTGACCGCGGACGACGCGATGATGCGCGGCCTGCAGCGGGCGTTGATGCTGTCGACGTCCGAGGTCGCGCAGGCGGGCCGTAGCGCGGTCGGCTCGTCGATGGTCGGCAAGCGCACGATCCAGGGCTACGTCCGGGTCGTTCAGCCTCCGGCCTGCTCCCGCTGCATCATCCTGGCAGGCAAGGAGTACGGCTGGAACAAGGGCTTCCAGCGGCATCCGCGCTGCGACTGCGTCCACCTGCCGACCACGCTGATCGCCCGCAATCAGCACCTCGACCGCGGTGGATTCATCGACCCGAACGCCTACTTCAACCGGCTGTCTCGCGCCGAGCAGGACCGCGTCTTCACCGCCGCGGGCGCGCGGGCGATCCGTGAGGGCGCCGACATGTCGCAGATCGTCAACGCCCGCCGCGGTATGTACACCACGACGACCTACGGCCGCACGTTGCGCGCAACGCGCGAGGGCACGACGACGCGCGGCCACTACTACCGGCAGGAGCGGGCCCGGGACATCGCCCGCGGCCGCGTCCCCGCCAACATCGGCCGCCAATACCGGCTGATGTCACCCCGACTCCTGCCCGAGCAGATCTTCGAGCTCGCCGGGAGCCGCGACGAGGCGATCGCCATGCTGCGGCGCTTCGGCTACCTGACCTGACCGCGCGCAATGCGTGGCCTTATCCCGCAACGGGAGTACCGCATGTCCGAAACCGCAACCGAATCCGTCGCGCCCGAAGGCGGCGAGCCCGCCGAACCGGGCGGCCCCGCCGCACCGGCCGGTGACGCCCCTCTCGGACCGGCTGGAGAGAAGGCGCTCGCTGAGTGGAAGCAGCGCGCCAAGGACGCCGAGAAGGCGAACCGAACGAACGCTGCGCGCCTGCAGGGGATCGAGGACCGCGACAAGACGGAAGTCCAGAAGGCTGGTGAGCGGGCTACCGCCGCCGAACAGCGGGCCACCGCAATGGTGGAACGAGCCGCCCGCGCCGAGGTGCGGGCCCTCGCCGCATCGACCTTCGCGGACCCGTCGGACGCTGCCGCCTTCCTGAACCTGGGCGACTTCGTCGACGACGAAGGCGACATCGACAGCAAGGGCATCGAGAAGGCCCTCGCCGACCTGCTGAAGCGCAAGCCGCACCTCGGCAAGGAGCAGCCCGTCGCCCCGTCTTTCGACGGCGGAGCGCGCACGACGGCGGGTGCGCCGACCGACATGAACGCCCTGATCCGCCAGAAGGCCGGTCTCGGCTGACCCATCCCCGGCACGGCGAGGTCCGGCCGGCTGAAGAGAAATGAGAGGGCCGGACCATGGCCTTTACCAACCTGACCTCGCGGACGGACGCCCAGGCGCTCATCCCGGAAGAGGTCTCCAACGAGATGCTCGGCAAGGCGCTGGAGCAGTCCGCCGTCCTGTCGCTGTTCCGCCGGGTGCCGGTGGGGCGTGCGCAGGTCCGGTTCCCGGTCCTGTCCGCGCTGCCGACGGCGTACTTCGTCGGCGGTGACACCGGTCTGAAGCAGACGACCGAGGTCAACTGGGCGAACAAGTTCCTCAACATCGAGGAGATCGCGGTCATCATGCCGGTCCCGGACAACGTCCTGGCCGACGTGGACGCCAACATCTGGGACGAGGCGATGCCCCTGATGACGGAGGCGATGGGCCGCACCCTCGACGCCGCGACCTTCTTCGGAACCAACGCGCCGTCGTCGTGGCCGACGAACATCGCCTCCTCGGCGACCGCCGCGGGCAACAACGTCACCGCCAACTCGGCTTCTACTGCGGGCGCGTTCTTCGGCGACATCGACAACGGCTACGGCCTCGTTGAGGCCGACGGGTACGAGGTGTCCGGCTTCGTCGGCGCCACCTCGGTGAAGTCGAAGCTCCGGAAGTCCCGCGACTCGCAGGGCCGCAAGCTGGACGAGTCCCGCGTCGCCGGGAACCTGATGTCGATCGACGGCCTGCCCGTCGTCTACCCGATGCGCGGCCTGTTCGGGTCCACCTCGGGCAGCCCGACGCTGTTCATGGGCGACTGGTCGCAGTTCGTCATCGGTGTCCGCCAGGACATCACGATGAAGATCCTCGACCAGGCCGTCATCCAGGACAACACCGGCGCCATCGTCTACAACCTGGCGCAGCAGGACATGACCGCCATCCGTCTCACCTTCCGTGTGGGCTGGCAGGTCGCGAACACCATCAACAACGACCAGCCGACCGAGGCCAGCCGGTACCCGGTGGCCCGCATCGACCTGCCGTAACAGGCCGCCCACCACAGGAGATCACTCATGGCAGACACCGCACCCCTGCAGCGGATCCTGGAGCAGGACGTGGCCCCCGTCGCGACGGCCGGCAACGACCTCGACAGCGTCGTCTCGCAGGCCCCGTTCGACTGCACCGTCACCAAGGTCGAGTTCGTTCCGGTCGCCGCGATCACCGGCGCCAACACGAACACCCGGTCTGTGACCCTCTTCAACAAGGGGCAGGCCGGAGCCGGCACCACCACGGTCGCCACTCTCCAGTTCGACTCGGGCGTGAACGCCTCGGCGAGCGACGAGAAGGCGATCACCCTGTCCGGCACCCCCGCCAACCTGGTCCTGGCCGCCGGGGACACCCTGCTGTGGAGGTCCCTGCACATTGGCACCGGTCAGACCGACCCGGGCGGACTCGTCCGCGTCACCGTCACCCGGAACTGAGGAGCAGAACCATGGCAGAGCGCAAAACCTCTCAGCCGCCGCAGGACGCGGCACAGAAGGAAGTCCAGCAGGCCGTCGACAAGGCCTCGGAGAAGGGCTACCTCGGCGTCGAGGTCGACCCCACCCCGGACGAGCACTACACCGTGGCCGGCGTCCTCGCCGGAAAGCCGACCCCGGAGACCGACTCGGAGCACGCCCGCGAGGTCCAGCAGAAGCTCGCCGACGACGCGCGCAACCGCTGACAAGGGGAGGTCGCTGTGGCTCTTCCTCCGTTCGCTACGGCGGCCGAACTGGCTGCAGCCATGCAGGCGCCGGTCGACTCCGCCGCGGCGGAGCTGGCGTTGGCGTCTGCATCGGCCGTGATCCGCAAGTGGACACGGCAAACCATCACCCGGGTCGCCGACGACACGGCGATACTGCGTGTGATCGACTGCGACGAGCTGGTCCTGCCGCAGCGGCCCGTCGTCTCGGTCTCCGAAGTGAAGGTCAACAGCCTGGTACTGCACGACTGGGTACTGTCGGTGGACCGACTGTTGCGCACGGGCGGCTGGCACCGCCTACCCGGCACAACGACCTATCCGGATCCCGGCCTGGTGCAGGTCACGTATACGCACGGCTGGGAAGAGATCCCAGATGAAGTGCGTGCCGTCTGCCTGGACTTGGCGTCGGCGACTCTGGTGAATCCGTCGATGCTGCGGCAGGAGACGATCGACGACTACAGCCGCACCTTCGCTTCGGAGACTCTCGGTGCAGGCAGCCTGTCGGACGCGCACAAGACGCTGCTGGGTGACTACCGGCGCCGCGTCGGAGTGATGGGCCTGCGATGAGCCTCGACACGCTTCTGACTGCCGGTCGGGCAGCCGCCGAGGCCCGCATGCGGGACACCGTGCGCCTGTACACGCAGGGCCCCGACGTCTTCGACCGCAGCAACGGCACCACGGCGCCAGGGCCGCAGACGGAGCTGTACGCGGGGAAGGCCCGGGTGAAGGCGATCGCTGCAGCCACCGGCGAGGACACCGAGGCCGGGGAGCGCGAGGTTCTGCTGCGCGAGTACGAGGTGTCCCTGCCCTGGAGTACAGCGCTTCCGCCCGGAACGCGCGTCCTCCCAGGGACCCGTATCGAGGTGACGGCCTCACAAGATGCCCGCATGGTCGGGCTGGTCCTGTGGGTGCTCGGCGCCACGTTCAGCGATCAGTCCACAGCCTGGCGGATCAGAACGGAGGACCGGTCATGAGCGGCGGTGCCCGATTCGACATGAGCGACGTGCGGCGCCTGGAAGCGCACCTCGCGCGCGTCATCCCCCGAGCCCGCCGGGACACCCGGGCCGTGGTGGTGCGGGGCGCGCTGAACATCAAGCGGGACTGGAGGGCGAATGCCCGCTCGTCCGCGCCGAAGCACGCCCCCGCCTACCCGCGCACAATCGGGTACGACATCGCCGCCTACGGACGCGACATCGTCATGGCGACCATCGGCCCGGAGAACCTGCACCGGACGCGAGGCTCGCAGGGCGCGCTCGGCGCCATCCTCGAATACGGGTCGGTACACAACCCGCCGCACCGCGACGGCGGCCGCGCCCTGGACGTCGAGGAGCCGCGCTTCGAGGCCCAGCTCGCGCTGATCGCCGAACGCGGCCTGGCCTGGTGGTGAGGGGATGCCCACACCGACAGTCCTGCCGCACGTGGACGCGGTACAGGCCGCGCTTGAGGGCGCTGGCCTGACCGTGCACCTCGGCGGCGCGCCCGCCACCCCCGGCTGGTCGCCGCCGGACGTGTACGTCGTGCTCTACCCGGAGCCCGGCCAAGCTGTGCGGGAGTCCCTCGCGGACGCGCGCACGGACTTTACGACGGTCTTTCAGATCACGTGTGTGGGCGGCTCGATGGAGCGCGCCCTGTGGGCGGCCGACAAGGCCCGTGCTGCTCTGTCGGCGCCGCTCACTGTGGCGGGCCGGGCCACTTGGCGGCCGGAGGACATGGGCGGGCCTCCGGTGCAGCGCGACGACGACACCACTCCGCCTTCCTGGTTCGTGCCGGTGCAGTACCAGCTGATGTCCATTCCCGCCTGACAGGAGAGTCCCTCATGGCGCTTCTCGCCCAGCAGGTCGTCGCCCTGAGCGGCCTGACCCCGACCTACTCGGCTGCCGCCGCGTCCACCACGGTGACGTGCGGCGAGCGGTCGTTCCTGCACGTCAAGAACACGAACGGATCGTCGATGACGGTCACGATCACCGCGACCGGGAAGATCCGTGGGCAGGGTGTCGCGGACCTCGTCGTGACCGTCCCAGCGACGACCGGGGACAAGATGATCGGCCCGATCACCGCCGACCTCTTCGCCTCTGTCGCCGACGGCGTGAGCGCGTCGATCACCTACTCGTCGACGACCAGCGTCACCGTCGCGAACCTCGTCATCTGACTCCGCCACCCAGTCCTGTCCGCCCCGTCGCCGGGGCTTTTTCATGCCCTGAGGAGGGTTCATGTCTGACCTGATCAGCGACGGAATGACCAAGGTGGTCTGGGCGTCGTCCATCTCGAACATCAACGCGCCGACCACGACCGAGCTCAACGCGGGCAGCGACTTCACGACCCGCGTCACCCCGGACGGCCTGAAGATCGACCCCAGCACGGCGGACGTCGACACGTCCTCGCTGGCGAGCACGTTCGACACGAAGACCGTCGGTCGCGTCGGCTACGACACGGAGATGACCTTCAAGCGCGGCACCACCGGCGGCGAGGATCTGCCGTACACGACGCTGAAGTACGGCGTCAGCGGCTACCTCATCGTCCGTCGCGGCGTCGCCTACGCCACCGCCTGGGCCACGTCGCAGAAGTGCGAGGTCTACCCCATCACCTGCGGCGAGCCGCAGAACAGCTCGCCGGCCGCCAATGAGGTCATGAAGTTCGTCAGCCCGATGAAGGTCACGGCGCCGCCGGCGACCGCCGCCACGGTTGCCTGATGGGCAACACCTTCGCGGATATCCTCGCCAAGGCCAAGCCGCGGGAGAAGACCGTCCTGGTCTGTCTCCGCGGCGACCTGGCGGGGGAGGCGGAGCGTCTCCAGGACGAGCTGTCCCGGGTCTCCGAGGAGTGGGAGCCGGACGATCTCACCTCCGTGCACCCGGCGCGTGCGATCGCCGAGCAGCTCAAGGCGACGCTCGCGGAGGTCCGCGAGGCTGAGGAGCCGTTCCTGCTGCGGTACATCGGCGACCGCGCGTACTCGGACCTGATCGCCGCCCATCCGGGCCAGAACGAGCAGGAGCTGTTCGACAACGTCACCTTCCCCCGGGCTTTGGTGGCCGCCTCGTGCGTGCAGCCGGAGATGACGGAGGACCAGGTCGTCGAGCTGTTCGAGGTCATCAACGAGGGCGAGATCAAGAAGCTGTTCGACGCGGCGTGGGATGTCCACAACGCCTCGGACGTCATCCCTTTCTCGTTGGCCGCCTCCGCACTCCTGGCCTCCCTCACCGACGAGAGCTAGAGGCGGCCCGCTCCTGGGGCGTGCCGCGGAGCGTGTTTCTCGGGCGGGTCATTGCCGAGGGCGAGCCTCTGTGGCTGGACGAGGACCGGCACTGGGCGCTCGCCCTCGCCGAGATTGAGGCGGACTCCTGCCCGGACTGCGGCCAGCCCTGGAGTGAGGCCACCGACAAGGACAGCGAGGGCGCCTACACCGCGCACCTCGTCCGCTGCCACGCCTGCGCCATCTCCGCAAAGAAGGTCCGGGCCCACCAGGACAACAAGGGCGACACCGACGGCCTGCACGTGCACGTCAATCGCGACCGGAGGTGACCTGTGGCGACCCGTACTGTCACCGTCCGGCTGCGCGCCGACATCAGCAGCTACACCCGCGGCATGCGCACGGCAGCCGATCAGACCTCGCGTCTGGCGGGCGCCGGCGCAGCCGTCGGCACCGCCATGATCACGGGCTTTGCGGTAGCCGCAGCGTCGGCCGCCAAATTCGACAAAGCCCTCAGCAACGTCCGGGCCGTGAC